ATATTTAAAGATTATAATAATATTAAAGATTTCTTAATGAAAGATGTTTCTATAGGACATGATCAATCTATCTTGTATAAATCAATTAAATATACAAACAAAAAAACAGATGTTAGCAGAATACCAAATGCAGTTAGCAAATTATTAAATGAGAATATTTTAGAAATAAGCTCCACAAAAAGCTGCATTCCTGAATTGGTTCGTACTGTTGACCTTTATACAAGTCAAAAACACTTATCAAAAAAGAAAAAACAAGAATTAATGACTTCAAAAAATGCGACTTTGAATGAAAAATTATTAAAAGATGATTTAAGATACAAAACCGGAAGAGGGAGGTTAATGGTAAATCAGTCAACAAACAGAATGAAAGTTCATGATGCCATGGTTGAATTTGGTTATTCAAACAAATTAACAACTGTGGTAGAATTAGCATACTGGAATATAAATCATAACAATTCAAGAGTTGAAACAGATATTTGCATTAAAGCTCAGTATGGTGCAAAGAGGGAATTTTATGTAGTAAATCTTGGAGCTAAATGTATGATGAGAATAATGGAAGATTCATATAAAGAATTATGCAAAGGAAATACATCAGAAATGATATCTGTGCCAGGCGACAAAAAACTTTTAAATATACAAGAAAAGATCAATAAAGTGCTCCTAACAAAGAATAAAGGAAAATATATTTATTCAATTAATGGAGATTGCACAAAATGGTCAGCTGCTGAAACTTTACAAGCCTTTGATACAATGTCATTGGCGATGGATGGTATATTTACTCAAAATCATATCAATTTTCTAAGAAGTTGCTGCAATGCTTGGGCAAATAAAGGAATTTATGTACCATCTTCAATTATTCAAAATTTACATTTTATTGATAAATCCACAGAATATATTGATTTAAGAAATGGCAGCTTTAAATCCACACAGAATTTCTTACAAGGAATGATGAATTATGCATCATCATATAAGGCTGTAAGCTGTAGTAATTATACACTATATATTTGGCGGAAACTAAATCCCAATAGCGATTTAGAGCTTGAACATTTAGAACATTCCGATGATTATTTATTACTGATAAAAACACATAATTTGAAAGAATTGGAAGAATTTCGAATACTCCATAGAATAATGATGAAATTTCATGGATTTAATGATAGCATAAAGAAAACAAATACACAAAGATTGCTAACTGAATTTATTTCATTGATATCTTTCAATGGTCAAATGACTTACCCTCAAATAAAGAAAACAAAAGAAGTTGGAATGAATACTTCATGTACAGGATACAAA